TGACCAAGTCTGAAAAGGCTAAAGCGCTAAAAGTGCTTGAAGTCAAAAAGCCTAACCGCGACAGCTCAAATGTTAGCAGAGCGGGACGTAACCGCATCCTGATCAATTTATCATACTGGCAGATTAAAAACGTCGAAGCCGGCGTCGTTAAATTCCGCACGACAAAAGCTCAAACTAAAGACGGTTACGTCTGGTGGACGGAATACAAGTCATTTGACAACGACCCACGCTGCGGCGGGATGTTCGTTAAAGTCGGCGACGTCGATCACGGTAACCTGATCCAAGTCACGCATGAGTTGTCGCACTATGTGCAGTACACGCTGTGGCATTCAGACAAGTCTCGCTGGGCGCACATGCGCCAGCCGCACGGAGAAGGCTTCAAGCAGATTTATCGCATCTTGCGAGATCGCTTCGTCAACGACGAGCAAGCGCGCGTCAGCTTCCTGATGGAATGCAACGGCCAAGAATGCTTTGAGTACATTGGCTAAGCCATGACATTCTTCTACGCGCTCATCATCGAATACGCTTTGCAGGGTCACACCCTGCAAGCACGCATGTACCTCGACAGCTTCAAGGCGTGCTCAGACGCTCTTGTGGCCGCGGAGGCGCTGTCAGACACGTTGCCGGCGGATCTCTACTGCGAGAACACCGGCAAGTTGTCTGGATCAATACGGCCAAAGCTACGGCCACAAACGCTCAAAACGGAGGAAGAGAACCCATGAGCATTCAAACTGAACTACGTCAAACCGCCTCGCACACAGGCGCCATCGAAACTATGGAAACGGTTTTAACGCCGGAAAAGGCGCGTGCATGGCTAGAAAGAAACACGTCAAACCGCCCAGTCAGAAGTGCGCACTTAAAACACCTAACGCGCGAAATGTCACTGCGTCGCTGGGTGCTTAGCCCAGAGCCTATCGTGTTCGCAAAAAGCGGCAGGCTTTTAGACGGCCAGCATCGCCTGCTCGCCTGCATTCAGAGCGGCGAAACAATCCCCGTCACGGTGTCACTGGTAGAAAACGAGGACGTGTACCTTGTGCTCGACCAAGGCGCAAACCGGTCAACCGCCGATCTACTTGACTTACCGGCTGCTGTGATATCTCCGGTGCAGTACCTCTTGAGATCATGCGTTCCGCAAGCGCGCAAGGTAACGCAGTCGGATCTCAGGCCGCTAGTCGATTTGGAATTGTTCGAGCACTCAAAGTACATTCACGAAATCATAAAGCCAAAGCACAAGCGCTTTAAGGCAGCTCCGTTCAGGGCGTCTTACATCATGTCGATTATGCTTGGAAAGATATCGCAAGAGCGCGCGGCGCAAGCCTACTCAGACTTGTCTACCCTGAACATGATCGAATGGACGCCGGTGATGAAAAGCCTGTACACGCAATTTGACGACACGCACAAAATGGCCGGCCATAACAGCGCCCTAAACAACTCTTGGTTTATGCGTGGCTTCTACATGTTTGAAAATGTTGACGCAGACAAAAACGAAGTCAGAATTACATCTCAGTACCAAACAAACGTCGCAAATCTTGTGCGCCGTAAAATAAAATTCATTTACGAAACGCAAGTTTTAAAACAAACTGATTAAGAACACCTTGGGCGCTAATGGCGCCCAGCGTAAGCCGTGAGTGCGCCGGTGGGTTTTGTCTTTGTTCTCCCGCCAAACCACGGCAGTGCGAGCCGGTTTATGGGAACTGGTGATCGCGCAATCAGAGGGAGGCGGGTTTTTGCTCCTTTCGACCGCCTTCCTCGCTACACAACACCCTTAATAGAACGCCGCAACGGCTTTGACCAGCTCCCCGAGCTGGCGCGACCAAATGCCATAGTCGTGTGGTCATTCGCAAGCGCTAAGCACAACGCATCCGCGCGGTCGGGCGAATTCACGCCCCGCTTCTTCATCGCCTCCTTGCTCTCAACTTGCATCTTGCCGGAACTGGTAAAATGATATCTCGGCGCCGCAAGATCCGCATACAGCGCGTCATCCTTCGGCAACTTAACGTCCAAATTTTCCATCCACTGCTTCGCCTTAAACCACAGCTCGGCGCGTAAATTGATATATGTGTCCTTTTGGGAGCTACGCTCAGACACGTTCAATCCGCGCGCCGGAAGGTCCAGCTCACGCAGTCGGTCGAGCACCCCTGCCCCGAAGCCGTTACTATCAACGATAATCTCAATTGGCCGCTTAGACGGCGGCATCGCGTCATATTCCGCCTTCACGGCGCCCGTGAGCTGCATGAGGTCGAGATTTCGCCAAACCGTCATAGGATGTATCACCGGACCCTGCCGCTTACACAAAACGCTGCTATCGTTTCCCTGACGCGCAACGTCCAAACCCCATATGGCCGGCGTGTCTTCGTCAATCTTAATCTCGTTATTCATCGCGTGCTCAATCAACGAAACCGGAATAACCGTGTCCTCCTCGGCGGGCGGGAAATTTCCAAGCACACGCACATGGTACGCGGGGCTGTCCTCGCCGTACCGCTTTTTCATGTCCTCAACGAAATCCTCGCTGACGCGCGGGCTTGTGACACACGAAACATGCATCGTGTACCAATCCTCGCGTAAGCGATTGTGCGTGTCGTAAAAGAAACCCGTGTTCCGCGTCGGGTTACCCGTCAAAACCGTCGTCGCGGAATGGCCAGACATCGACCCAGACGCGGCCTCAAACACCGCATTCGGAACACCGCTGGCTTCGTCGGCAATGAGGAGGACGTTCTCGCTGTGGACACCGGCCAGTGCCTCCGGCTGCTCGGCTCTACTTGTACGGCATGATATAAACGTGCTCTCGGGCTGGCTCTTCAACTCAATACGGTCAGACTTGATCTCCAGCAAATCGTTAAAGGGCGGCTTCAGGCGCTTGGCGACGTTCTTCATCTCCGCGAAGCAGGCGTCGAAAAGCTGAGATGACGTGGGCGCCGTAACAACGGTCTTTGAGGGTACGCGCATCAGCACATGCCAAATAGCCGCCATGGCCACTGCAGTCGATTTGCCGACGCCGTGGCCAGAGCGAACAGTGACGCGCCGTACCGCCGGAGCGGCAATAGCGTCTAACAGCTCCGTTTGCCACTCGTCAGGCTGGATCCCGATGACCTCTTGAGCAAACGCGACGGGGTCGTCACGGTATCGCTGCATCAACGTGATGAACGGGTTTTCCTGAGATTTTTTTTGCGTAATCATGTTAACACCTGTTTTTGTAAAATTTTTTGACGGGGAGGTGTGATGGGGTCATGTGCATTTGCACCGGCCCGATCGAACAAAGGGGGGGTCCGAAAGCGATCCGGAGGCCGAGGTATGCAAAAACCGCATGGCTAAAGCAAAGTCGTATAAGATGAATTATGTTAAATTCGTGATTATCTATGTGAAAAGCGTTACTTTTCAATGACTTACAGAAGATGCGTATGAACAATAACCTATGCACTACGCGCAAACCACAAGATCTAGTGTTCTTGCTGCAGCGCGGCAACAATTCCGGTTGCAATTGAACGCTTGTTCAGTTACGCGCGCACGCGCGTGCGCGACTGTGGACCGATCCGCGTTTTCGCGCTCAACCATCGCTCACGTCCTCCGCCTCACCGTCGATCACGTCGCCAAGCAACGCAGCCGCTTGCGCGTGCAAGTCGTTGACGCTGATGTTGATTGCGACGTCACGCTGCCTCGTATCGTACTGAGCGTTCAGCTTAGACGCCATCCACTTGTCCGTATCGACTTGCAAGCGAGACACGTTGACTGTCGCAGGGTCAGCGTTCTGCGCAGTCTCGACCGCTCGCTCGGCATAGTAGTGACCAGCCTCAAGTTGTGCGGCGTGATATCTGTCACGCCGTCCAACCTTCGCGTCTAACCACGCGCCGAATATCTTGTACCCAATGTTATGCTCACGCATGATCTGTCGCACGCTCTTACCTTGCGCGATATCTTCGAGGATCTGGTCCTCTCCAATCTTCTCTAGCTCAGCGACCTTCGCCTTACCGACTGCCTTTACCATGGTATCTCATCTCCACCTAAGTCCCAGTTAATCCGGTCATCGCCGTCACGCACCATGCGCGTCACCTTTGCGTCCGGAAATGCGTTGAATGCATTGTTGAGAAATGTCTCGGTCCAATCGAACCTGATGATACGCGCAGCATCCTCAAAGCTATACACAATCCACTTCGGATGCTCGCGCCGCAACTCTGCCCACCCATGCAATGCGAAGCACACGATATCTCCGTCGATCTCCACACAATACGCATGAGGCGGTAGCGGCTTATGCCCTGCATCCATCGCAGACTTCTCCAGCACGTCCCACGCTCTCATAAGCTGCGTCGCAATCTGATTTGTGCCGACGACATCATTACTCATGACACGGTCGTGCAGCGCTTCATACGCAGCCTCAAACCTCCCCGCCAGATCCGGATGCACAAGGTTAGGCAACGTATCACCCCACTTCGCTATCTTCTCCTTAGCCTTTTCATCTAGTGGACGTAACTGCCCCCAGACGCCAGCACTGATCTTAGTACCATGATCCGCCAGCGTACCCTTCGCCTTGGCGTCCTTGTAGTTCACTCTCTTCTTAGCCATGATATTCCTTCCTCTTTCCTAACTTACTTTTCCTAGCCTCACCTCATCCTCCTTACCTGCATATAATATATGCAAGTAGTAAGGAGGAAGGTTGAAACGCTAATTCTCCTAACCTTCCTCACCTTTCCTCACCACAAGTTAGGAAGGTTAGGATCAGTGTATCGTGCCATTGCTACCCTCTAGAAGGAGCGCCTGATTAAGCGCCTTGGCCATAGACACATCTATGTCGATGCCCTGCAGCACCTCCATTACGAATGCCAAGTCAAGCGCCGCTGATGACATCATTGGCATTTCATCTGCGCACCACTCGATCGCGGCGCCTCCGATTTCCTCGTCCCATACGATGCGCCCAAGCTCCAGCTTGTTTTCGTCTTCTTCAATTTCACGAACCGGCATTGTCATGTGTCACCTCCTTAAAGTTAGACATGTCAAAGTATAGCATAGGCTCGTAGTCTTGTGGATCGTCACGTCGATCGCTGCCTCCGAAGTCCACATAATTATTTGGGTCATCCGGCGGCAGCTTACACATCGCCAGCTTATCGCTGAACTGCACGGCTAGGTAACACGGCAAATTTGTGGTCGCCGTGAGTTGCTGCGCCATGAGAACCTTGTGCAGCGAGATCATGTATGTCGGGTACTTCATCATAGGCGTCTTGCGCTGCCTCGCCTCGACGAAGCCGATTGCCTTGCCGTCCTTCCACGCCATGAAGTCTAGCTGCAGCTTGATCGGCATCTTACGCAGCAAGCATCCGTAGCGCTTCTCAATTATATTTTGGATCCGGCGCTCGTTTGCTAAGTCTTCTTTGGTTTCGTACATTGGCCTATTCACTGTCCCACCTCCGATGCTCTGATCCACTCCCCGACGTATACCGCCGGACGTTCTTTACCTTGTCGCTTGTCATGCCAATCCTCCTTGCGTAGCACGTCTGTCTTTATCCATGTCTCAAGTATTGACTTAGCCTTCGCCTTTTCGTGCGGCTTCTCCAAGTCTAGATCCAGTATCGACGCAACCGCAGCCCCCGCCCAATTCGCGGCGCTCGCCTGCGCGCTCCACAGGAACGGCTCGTCACGCTCCGCCCGCGCCGCAACCATGCGCTGCATGTCCATTGCGTGGCGCACCGATACGCCGTCGAACAGGTCAGGCATTTTGAACGGCACACACACGCCCACCCACTCGCCGTTTGGCAGCTCCACGCCCTCCATACGGCGGTACAGAGCCTTATCTGCCGGCGGCGCTAGGTTTGCCTTGCCGTCGTCAACCCTGAACAGGCCGCGCGCATCTTCTTCGCTAATGCCGATTTTCTTTACCTGTTCGCTGGTAACCTTGTTTATGACGCGCGCCGCACGGGCTGCACCGATCAGAGATCCGGCGCCGCGCACGCTATCAACTGTGACTTCGTCGCCGTTTGTCTTGCGTACATGGTGCGTCAACACAATCGCAGCTCCGGTCTGATCCGCGACCCAGCGCGCTGCGGCGACGGCTTTGTTCATCTGCACGTTGTCGTTTTCATTGATGTCATTGAAGCCAACCCACGGGTCGATGAAGACCATCCCGATGTTGTGACGTTTTATTTTTTCGACCATGTACTGCAGCATGTCTTCGTCTGTCAGAATGCCGTCGCGGGTACTTATCGCAAACTGGATGCCAAGCTCACGTCCGGCGTCAAGAAACAGCTTCCCGCGTATATCCTCCGGCTTGATGTTGTACTTGATAAAGATTGCCGCATATCTGCGCTGCATCTCCTCCAGCGGATCCTCGCCGTTGATGACCCAGACGTTGACGCTCTCATGCACGGCCTCCTCTAGCAGCGGCTTGCCTGTGCAAATTGCAACGCTCTCCACATTCTGCATAGACGTCTTGCCGACGCCGCCCATTGACGCAAGCACGCTGACGTATCCTCTGATGTAGTGGCGCCCGTAGATCCAGCGGCGTGGCGGGATTGACGCAGGGTCAACAAACTCGAATTCTGTTGGCCACTGGCGCTCAAGCTCTTTTTGTTCTTGCACCTCAACTTTGTATGGTTTAGCAGTTGCGAGCGCTTCACGCAGCTTGTCTTTTCCAAGTGCACGGAGATAATCGTTGGCGTCGGACACGCCTTCGATGTCAAGTGCGTTGAAGCGCACGACATACACCGCGGTGCTACCGTCACCGGACAGGACGTCGGCACATTTCTCCACATCCAAATCCGGATCCGCGCAGATCGTCACATCTGACGCCCGCGGCGGCACATACGTCGCCATACCAGCCTTGCCAAACGTACAGATCACCGTCGCCTCGTCCCCACACGCCTGACGCACGCTGAGCGCGTCCTCTGGCCCCTCTGTGATGATGATTGGCCTGTCTGGCTGCATCTCGTTTATCTGCATCACATTGCCGGCTATGACGCCGCGTGAATACTTCACAATGCCGTTGTGCTCGCGCTTCTTTCCGTCTTGCGTTAGAAGTACGCCCTGAATTCCTTCGACATCTCCATCTGGCGTGAACGCTGGAAAGATAATCGCCGGACCTTCGTGGAAATTTGGGTTGTACCGCGCCACGCCTACCACCGTAGACGCCTTGAGGGCGCGTGAGCGTAGATATAAGAGCGCTGGGCGCACGTTATCTAAGTTATCGCGTGTGATGGGTACGGAGCGCTCCCAAGTCTTCTGCGCGCGCTCTATCTTCTGCTGTCTCGTTTCCTCGTCCTGTAGGATCAAGTCTTGGCGCGCCAGACGCGCAATTAAACTGTCGAGTTCACTTGGTATATACGGCTGTATATCCGTGTTCTCTAATTGCTTTGGGTTTTCGCCGCCGCGCTTAAATCCGGATCCAATGGTAGCCTTGATCTCTATGTCGTTCAGGCCGATTTGCTTAGCCGCGCTGTGTAGCTGCAAGATCGCGCCGTCGATGCCGTCTGAATGTAGGTGCGCGTGGCGACCGATTGAGAATGCAGCTTTATTTAGGTTTTCGTTTCTTCCGCCTTTGATGGATGCGGCAACGTCCCTGACGGCGCTGTCGACAACCTTTTCAAAATATAATTGTGACATGTTCTCTTCCCTATGCGTCGTAGTGCAAATGACATGTTTAGAAAAACACGTCATTTGCGTTGTTACTTTTGTTAGAACCCGAAGTTATTTCCCTCGGCTGCAGGCGCCGGCTCAGGCGCAGGCGTCATTGGTGGCGCCAAATTCTGTACAGGTTCTTGTACAGGTGCAGAATTTGACGATGGCTTGTCAATCCAAGTGCGGATGTTAAATCCGACGTCGTAGCTTGTTCCCTTGCCTACGACGACCGGCTGCGACGACGTAATCTGCACAACCGGTATCTTGCCCTGATTGAATTCCGGACTTTGCTCAGCTTGGTTGTACAGCTTTGCGATAAACTGCCCCAAGCCATAGCTATTCCCAGAAAAATCGGCCTCGCGGCCATCAGCAAGCCAGCACTTAACCTCGAAACCTTGCTTGTGATTTTCAGATGGTTTCTCAGTGCGCTGAGATGTCGACGGCCATGGTTGCCAATCGCGCACACCAATGTCGATATGTAGCCAGCCAAAGACAACTTCTTTAATGTCGATAGCAAAGCCTCTTTCCATGTCGATAGTTTCATCGCCGGCCTCCGTTTTCGCCCACCACTTATTTTGGGGGAGATTTCCTCGAATGTAAATTCCGGTGTTCGTATTGTCGCTAGATCCGAATGATATTGGCATGATGTGTCTCCTTGACTTAATTTGCCTCTGTGAATTTGAACGAGTAAGGCGGGATACGGATCGTCATCAACTCCCCGTAACTGTAACCCCACTCGTTGTTTGCTTGCGCTATCGCATACTGCTCCAGCGCGTACTGGACGGCCATTTGCCCTTCCATCAGGCTTTCGGCGTCGAGTTCGTAAATTCCAACTTTGTATGGTGCTTCCTTTCCAACTGCTATGAAAATAAAACCGTCTACTTCGTGGCCGTCTAGCTCCAGCACCCTGCGATAAAAACTTTCTTGGATGTGGTAGCCAAGGTTTGCGGCCTGCTTTGCAAACCCCTCCGGCGACGGGTCAATCGTGGTTTTCAGATCCAATAGGCACGCGATATCCTGACGCCACCCGTCTGGGCGGGCTCGCATGTCAACTTTTGTGTCTGGGTCTGTTGCGAAAACGCTGGCCTCGCACACAAGGTCACCGGCTAACAGCTCCGCGGCGGCTTGGTTTGATCGCACCGCCTCAGCAATTCGGTTTACCTTATCGTATTCCGCTGTATTCAATACGATCGCGCCGGCAGCGTCTGCGCTTTCTTTGAATTCGTTGTAATCTTTCCCAGCGCGTCGGCCATCCCATTGCCAAATTGTGTCAACAAGGTGCGGCTCAAACGTAAGCGTGTGGGCGGCAGATCCGATCAAAAGTGCCGGCGTTTCCTTGCGCTCTGCATATTTAAAGTCTGCTAGAGACTGCAGCGCAATTGTTTTGGCGCCGGATGATGATAAATGCGTCGATGCGTGATATTCCGCATTCGGCATGTCCAATATTACAGGCATTACTTTCCCTTCCCAAATAATGCGATCAGCAAGGCTTCCGCCCTGTGCTCGTCCTTCTTCCTTTTTAGTTGCGAAGATAAATCCGGAAACCATTGCTGCGCCAGCCGGCGTGCCGCGTCTTTGTCGCGCGGTAGGTTTAAGGATCTCTTCCAATTGTTTGGCGTCACAAGTGAATATGGGGTGCGCGATAACGCACACGTCGTCACAATCTGCCCAAATGCGTAGCCAAGTTTAAATGTCGAGCTAACGCCCTGCTTAGGCATCGCTTGCTGCTTCTCTATGTATATATGGTCAACCTGATCTACTGATGTAAGAATATCCATCAGCGCCGCGACATCAACTCCGCCTTCATCGTAAACGGGTAAGTCATGCACCTCGGCCCAATCATCTTCGACTAGCGCAACGCCGCCGGTGCGATATCCACAATCAATTCCCGCTATCATTTTTAAGGTCGTAGCCCTTCTTTTCTAATAGATCTTTAATTGCTTTTTCCACCAGCACAGACATGCTGACCCGTTCTTCTTTACTACAAGCCTGCAAGGCGTCATAAACGCCCTGTCGAATTCGCGGCCCTATCTGCTTAATTACCATGGTCTATCCTCCGTTTCACATTTTG